CCAACCATAATTGGTTTGAGGTAGTGCAACCGATAGCAATATCGGTGTAAGTTTGAGGGTAGGCCAAACACGCAGGGTGGCCTACCCTCATTCTGTTTTTATACCCTGCGACCTGCGAAGGAGAGAACGGTGGGAAAGAATGCTCGTAATCGTCAAGAACACTCCGGTCGAATTACCAGACCTAGAAGCGGAGATATTGCTCCGAAGGGGAATAGCGCACTTGCCAGAGCAAGCAGACCTTCCACTTCCGAATCGTTACGAATCCTCTGGTACTCAAACGCCCCGTTCGCCCCAACAGGGTACGGCACCCAAACAGCGCAAGTCGTCCAAAGGCTCACCAAAAACCACGAAGTAGCAATCCATGCGATGTATGGCATTGAAGGCATGGCTTCTATTTGGAATGGGATAAAGCTTTACCCAAGAGGAATGTCACCATATTCCGATGATGTGCTTGTTGCGCATTGGATGGATTGGGCTAATGGGAATCGTGATATTCCTGCGATGTTGATGACGTTGTTCGATGTGTGGGTGTTGAAGTCACCATCGTTGGATCAGGTTCCTAATATCGCTTCCTGGGTTCCTATCGATCATGCGCCTTGCCCACCTGCTGTGATTGATTGGTGTAAGCGTCCGAATGTGAAACCGATTGCGATGTCTAAGTTTGGTTTGGAGATGTTGGAGAATGCGGGTGTGGATGCGATGTATGCACCTCATGCGTTTGAAGATGTGTTCGTTCCTACACACAAGTTGAGTAATGGTCGTGGTGAGTTCACCGGCAGACAACTCATGGAAGTTGATGAGGACAGGTTTGTTGTGATGATGAACGCTGCGAACAAAGGTCAGAACCCTTCACGCAAATCTTTTGGTGAGAATATTCTGGCGTTCGCTATCTTCGCTCAAAACCGTCCTGATGCTTTGCTGTATCTACACACGGAACGTGATGGTGCGATGGGTGGTATCAATCTTGTGCATCTGCTAGAGGCGTGTGGTGTGAAACCTGAGCAATACAAGATTGTTGACCCGTATGCGTATCGGACTGGTTTCCCTCAGCAAGCGTTGGCTGCGCTGTACACGGCATCAGATGTGTTGCTTGCCTGCAGTATGGGTGAGGGTTTCGGTATCCCTGTTATCGAGGCTCAGGCTTGCGGTACACGGGTCATCGTTTCGGACTACACCGCTCAACCAGAACTGGTTGGCGTTGGGTCAGCTGTAGCGATCCAACCGTTCTGGGATGCGCATCAGAAATCATGGTTCTGCACCCCACAGGTACCGTCCATCGTGGATGCCCTGATTGAGGCCTACGAGGCTCCTAGAGGCGTGTGCGACGAGGCTGTGGCCTTTGCTGACCAATACAGGGCTGACAAGGTTTTTGACGCTTACTGGAAGCCAATCATGAAAGAGTTGACCTCATGGTGCCAGTCATCATCGTCCCCGTCCTAAACAGGTACGACCTACTAGAACGCTGCCTACAGTCCATTGACTATCCAGTGGAGACACTCATCGTCATTGACAATGGTGGGCAATCCACGTTGCATGATTGGCCTTGGGTCATTGACCGTCGCCATGTCAAGAACTATCACGTCTGGTCAATGCCCACGAACCTCGGAGTTGCTCCATCGTGGAATTTAGGAATCAAAGCAACCCCACACGCTGACGGCTGGATACTTCTTAACTCGGATGCTTACTTTTTGCCAGGGCAGTTACAGGTTTTCTACAATGATTGTCAGCCTGATTCGGTGACATTGACTCAGGCGCAGCCTGGTTGGTCTTGTGCGTGGGTTGGTGAGGAGCCGATTGCCAAGGTTGGTCTTTTTTGTGAGGCTTTTTATCCGGCGTACTTTGAGGACACGGATTGGCAGGAACGGGCGAAGCGAATCAACATCTCGTTCTGGACTTCTGACGCTGGAATTGTTCACGACAATTCTTCTACGATTCAATCTGCACCAGAGTTAGCTGAGAAAAACAATAAGAGTTTCGCTGCGAATGCTTCGCTTCATGCGATGCGTTGGCAGTCTGGTCTACCCGATGCAGGTCATTGGGACTTAACACGACGAAGGGAACTCGGATGGGACTAAGAGAATATGACCCGATGGACGACTATGAGAATCTGCATGAAGGCGAGACCATATATGTTCTTGGCTCAGGTGCGACACTTGACTATCTGTCACCAGACTTCTTTGACGACAAGGTAACTATCGCAGTTAATTTGGTTGGCTCAGTATTTGGGCTGAAGGGTTATTACTGTTTCAGTCATTATCACAAGGACGCTCAGCATGAGGCGAAGCGTGAGGATTGTATTGGGGCGTTTACTCCTGAGCGTGAGCATGGTACTGATGGGGTGTTCGCTGGTTGTGCTGGGAATCTGACCACGTTCGGTACTCGTACTGGTAGACCTGGTGCATCGTTTGATCCGCACGGTAAGGATTGGCCTGTGTTGTCAGGGCAGTTGACTATCGGGTCTTCGAGTATTCATGGGGCTATGCACCTTGCAGCGCATATGGGGGCGAAGTTCATTGTGTTGGTTGGGGCTGATTGTGGTCAGTTGAACGGTAAGGACAGGACTGATGGTTATCCTGCTGGGGATACGTATTGGGGTTTGTATGAGATGCATTTGCGAGCGATGAAGCAACGGTTGTGGGATGTGTATTCATGCCAAACATACAGTCTGAATCCGTTTGTGAATTATTCGTTGGAGGGTGTGCAGTATCGTGGTGTTGCGTCAATCAACTAGAATCGGGACACTATGACCATCACGAATGGCTATGCCACACGCAACCAAGTTAAGGCAGCTCTCCGCATTGGGACGGCTGACACCCTTGATGACGATTTGATTGACAACTGTGTTGGGGCTGCTTCACGTCTCATTGATGGTTATTGCAATCGCAAGTTCTGGCAGAGTGGTACGGCATCTCGTGTGTATCAGGCTGAGGATTCTTTCTACTGTTCTATTGATGACATCGCTGGGACTGCTATCACGTTGAAAACTTCGTCGCAGGCTGACGGTACTTTTGATGTGACTTGGAAGGTTTCTGATTATCAGCTTGAACCGTTGAACGGAAACCTTGATGGGTTGACTTGGAGTTATGACAAGATTCGTGCTGTTGGTGATTATCTGTTCCCGACTGTGAATGCGAACTATGGTGAGCAGGCTTTGGTTCAGGTGACTGCTGTGTTTGGTTGGCCTGCTGTGCCTGAGCCGGTAACACAGGCGACGATCATTCAGGCTTCCCGTATTTTCAAACGCTATGACTCGCCTTTGGGTGTGGCTGGGTTTGGTGATTTGGGTGCTATCCGTGTGTCTCGATACCTTGACCCTGATATGGCTCAGTTGGTTGAACCGTATCGTCGTATGCGGATTTTCGCATGAGTTACTCTGTCACCGACATCAAGACTGGTATTGCTAACGCCTTAGCCACGATCCCAGGCTTGCGGGCTTACGCCCAGCAGCCTGACAATATCAATGCGCCTTTTGCTTGGCCTATGTTGGATTCGATTACCTACAACGGGGCGATGCGTGGCGGGTTGGTGACCCACATTTTTGTTGTGTCGGTATGTGTGGGTAGGTCTGCGGAGCGTACAGCTCAGAGTGCTTTGGATGGGTATTTGTCTTATGAGGGTACGACTTCGGTTCGTGCAGCGTTGGAAGCGGACAGGTCTTTGGGTGGGGTGGTGCAGAACTTGCTGGTTGAGTCTGCCTCGAATATCTCTACGATGGACGGTAATGATGCAACCTATTTGATGGTTGACTTTCGTGTGGTGGTGTACGCTTAGTCTGTTGAATTGCTGTCCTGCTGGCGTGTATAGTTTCTATTAGTAAATCTTCGAGTGCCGTGAGGCAGGAGTATCAAATATGGCAAAGCAAGTTCTCACAAACGTAGCGGTAACCTTCGGCACAGCTGCAACAGACATCACGTCATACGTTGCATCAGTAACACTTAACCTATCAAAGGCTGAAGTTGCTACAACTAACTTCGGTTCAGGTGGTGCAGTAACTCGCATCGCAGGTTTGGCAGACAACTCAATCACTCTTGAGTTGCATCAGGATTACCCAACGATTGAGAAGTTGTTCTACGATGCTTGGGCTAACGGTACTGCTGTACCGATGACAGTCAAGCCAAACGGAACTGCTGCTGCATCTTCAAGCAACCCGCAGTACGCATTCAATGTTCTGCCGTTGACTTGGACTCCTGTTGCTGGTGCTGTTGGCGATCTCGCTACCGCATCTGTCACCTACCCAATTGATGGTGCTGTAACTAAGACTGGTACTGGCGCATAATCTTTTCTAAGTAAACCTTAACCCTGCGGAGGAAAAATGAAAATAGCGTTAGAAGTAACATCGGCATTGGATCAGAAGACTCGCACAGTTATTGCTGCGTTTCCTGACTTCATCGCTTTTGAAAACAAGTTCAACCGAAGTGTTGCAAAGTTTGAAGCAGAACTAACACTCACAGACCTTGCTTATATTGGTTGGCATTCTGAATATCGTCAGAAGAAGACGGGTTTAGATTTTGATTCATGGATTAACGAGATTGAGTCTTTAGCGATTGGGGATGCTAACGAAGCTGTGATCGTCCCTTTGGAGACCAGTCAGCACATTGGATGATTGCGTACCTGTCTGTTGAGACAGGTATCGCTCCTTCAGTACTGCTGACAGAATCACCTCGAATGCTGTTCACCATGTTTGCTTATTTGCGTTGGAGAGCAATCCATCTAGGCAAGTAGTCTGTTGCTATGGCGCAAGCATTCGGTAGAGCAGGTCAAGTTAGTATTACAGGCGGTAATGATGCTGTAGAAATTATTGGCATCAACAAGTTTCTTCGTGATGCTTCTAGAGCAAATCAAAAGTTTGATGATGAAGCTCGTATTGCTGCTGGAAAAGTTGCTGAAAATCTTTTAGCCAAAACAAAAACCGAGGCTGGTTCGGTGACTCGTAACCGTCAGGCTACCGAGGTCATGAAAGGGATGAAGGTTGGCAAAGATAGAATCCCGAAACTATATTTAGCAAGCAAATCTAGTTTTGTTTCAAAGTCAAATCCCAACAGGAATCGTAAACGCAAGGTGACTAGGGGGGACGTTTTCTTTGGTGCCGAGTTTGGTGGTGGCAAGTTTGGCAAGGGGGCGAAGACCTCTGCTGGGGCAAGGTCGGTAAATAAGAAGGGTGAGTCTCGTGATGGGTATCGCAAAGGTGGCGGTTACACCAGCCAGTTTCTTCGCCATCGTGGCAGGGCAGGATATTTCTTCTGGCCTACTGTCCGTAAGGAAAAGGAAAATATCGCTAGGGAGTATTTGGACGCAATCCAAAAGGTGCTGAACACCTTGAAAGATACTGCTTGACTTTGGCTGGGTTTCCTGTACCCTTCTACGTAGGAGGGGTTATGGCTGTTTTGTTCAAGAATGTGAAGTCGATTTATCCGAAGCCGTTGGCTTCGTCGTGGGGGCAGCTCAAGGAACTGTTGTCGTTCCATGAGGAGAACCCTGTTAAGCAGGCTGGGGCGTTGTGGTCACCGGTTGAGTATGACTTGGGTACGACTCGTGGTAATCGTAACGTGAGGTTTGTTGAAGCCCTTGTGGTGGACATGGACGGTGAAGCGTTTGACCATGCACGGTTGGATGGGTTGGAGTGGTTTGCGTATTCGACTTATTCGCATCGTTTGGATGATCCTCACTATCACCTTGTTTTGCCGTTAGCGGAGAAGGTGCCTGCTTCGTTGTGGCGTGTGGTGTGGGGCGAGTTGCATGACCGTATTGGGTTGGTTGGTGACCCACAAACGAAAGACCCTGCACGTATTTTCTATCTACCTCAACACGCTCCTGATCAGCCGTTTGAGTTCCATGAGGGTCATGGTGTGTTGTTGGATTCGTCATTCAGGTTGGATGTTGAACCTGTTATCAATCCTGTGTCGCCACGCTCAAAGCAGGTGCGTCAACCTCGTCAGCGTCGTGCTGGTGTGGAGATAACTAGTGAGGCTTGGTGGGATGCGCCTGTAGATATTTCTCGTTGGGATGGGTTGTCGGGGAAGGCTTTGTATTCTGCGATGTTGGATGAGTTTGTTGCTTTGCGGAATGGGTTGTCTGTTATTGAGTAGAATCGGCGTATGGCTGGTGAGCGCACGTTCGTTGTTAAGTTTATTTCTGACATTCTCGGTGCGACCAAAGGCATCAAAAAGGTTGGTGATGATTTAGGAACCCTAGGTAAGCAGGTTGATACGAACCTGGGTTCAAAGTTCAAAAGCATCATGCCATCGTTTAAGACAATGGCTGTTGCCGGTACTGCTGCTTTTGGTGCTGTTAGTGCTGCTGCCTACAAGGCTGTCCAGTCGGCTTCAGACCTGGCTGAATCACAGTCGAAGGTCAATGTTGTTTTCGGTAATTCCGCTAAAGAGGTTAATGATTTCGCTAAGTCATCTGCAACTTCTTTTGGTATCACAAGACAAGCTGCTCTTGAGGCTACAGGTACTTACGGCAACCTTTTCCAAGCGTTCGGTGTAGGTCAAACTCAAGCTGCTGAGATGAGCACAACCCTTGTCGGGTTGGCTGCTGACTTGGCTTCATTCAATAACACAACGGTTGATGATGCGATTCTTGCTTTGCGTTCTGGTTTGTCTGGTGAGACTGAACCTTTGAAGCGTTACGGTGTTGCGATTAACGATGTGCGTTTGAAGGAAGAGGCTCGCAACATGGGTCTCTATAAAGGTAAGGGTGCGCTGGATATCACAGCGAAAACACAGGCAGCGTATGCACTTATTTTGAAGGACTCGACTTTGGCTCAAGGAGACTTTGAGCGGACGAGCGGTGGGTTGGCAAACCAACAACGAATCCTCAAAGCACAGTTGTCGGATGTGACTGCTCAGGTTGGTTCTGTTTTGATTCCAGCTTTCCTTGGTGCTGTTTCGTTTGTGAATCAGCAGGTGCTTCCAGCGTTTAGCAATTTTGGTAAAGCATTACAGGAAGGCGGTTTGTCTGGTGCTTTTGATTTGATTGCTACCAAGTTTAAGGAAACCGCTCCGAAGGTTGTTGACGCTGTTGCAGGTTTGATTCGAGATGCTTACAGTTGGTTATGGAACAAAGGCATCCCACAGATTTTGTCTGCTGCTCAACGCTTGGGTGATTCGCTTGCAAGTTTTGTGGGTAAAGCTGCACGTCAGTTACCTGCACAACTTGTGACCTTGCTTGGCACTATTGGTGAATGGGTGCTGTCTGAGGGTATTCCTACTTTGCTTGGTTATGGAACTCGTTTGGCTGGTTCATTTGTTAAATGGATTGCAACTGTAAACGGTCAGTTGATTGCTGGCCTTGGTGGGGCAATCGTCGCACTTGTCGCAGCACTACCTGATTTGTTCGCAGGTTTTGTCAAAGGTCTAGCCAACATCGCAGTCAACTCGGTCAAAGGTTTCGTTGCCAAGTTTGATGACATGAAAACAGCGTTGGCAAATGTCGCTGTCTCGGTAGTCAACACGCTGATCGATGTATTTAACAAGATACCGCTCATCCCAAATATCCCTAAGATTACTGTTGACACCAAAAAACTAGGAACCCAGATGGGTCTTACCTCTTCACAACTCAAGGATGTGAATGCGAAGTTTGATGAAGTTGGTGGCACTTTGAAAGTTGCTTCTAATGTAACTAAAGGTTTCAATGAGGACTTGAAGAACACTCAGTCTGCTGGTGGTGGTGCAGCCAAGACGGTTAAGACGGCTAAGGAAAAACTTGAGGAATATACGGATGCTTTGCAGAAGAGTACTTCTGCTCAACGTGCGTTCACCAAGGCGCAGAAGGATTCAAAGACTGCTGAGGTGGATTTGGCTACGGCTAAGTCTGATGTATCTAAGGCTCAAGAGAACCTGAACCGTGCTGTTGCTGGTTATGGTGCTGATTCTGATGAGGCTAGGAAGGCTCAGAAGGAGTTGGAGAAAGCTCAGCGTGGTGTGGAGCGGGCTGGTTATCAAGTTGAACAATCTATTTTTGCTGTTTCTGATGCTGAGAAAAATCTTGCTGAGGTTCGTGCTGATCCTGAATCAACTCCACAGGCGATTCGTGAAGCTGAGATTAATTTGGCTGAAGCGAAGTTGGCTGTCAAGGATGCTATTGATGACCAGACTGAGGCTACTGATGAGTTGGTGACTTCTCAGTCCACTTTGAATGAACTTATCAATGGGGCGATTGTCGGTTCTGATTTTTATACGAAGTTCTCGGATGTTTTGACTGATGCTAAGAAACGTCAGACTGATGCTGAGGATAGGTTGGCTGATGCGATTGGTCGTGAGGCTGAGGCTCAGGAGCGTTTGAATGATGCGAATGAGAAGGCTGCTGAGTTGGCTGCGAAGTATCCGAAGATTGCTGCTGGTGTTGGTCAGCCTGGTGCTACTGGTGTTTCTAATCCTGTGACTGGTATTCCTAATCCTGTGGGTATGCAGACTCCTGCACAGATTATGGCTAGTCAGCCGATGTTTGGTATTCAGGAGCGTATGGCGAACAGGGAGTTCCCGAAGGTTGAGATTACGGTGAATGCTGGGTTGGGTGCGAGTGGTTTGGAGATTGGTCGGGAGATTGATCAGTATCTTCGAGAGTATGCGAACTTTACTGGACAGTCATATTCGTTTGGTTCTATTGGTTCTATTTTCTAATGGCTAAGCAGGCGTTGTGGGGGGAAACCCTTAAGGTCAATTTGGATGTTGGTTTTGTTGCCAACTATTTTGTGTTGGATACCAGCGAACTTGATGACGCTAACGCTGTGCTGGATGGGTCTACAGAGTTCATTGATATTACTGAGTATGTTCAGAACATTACGATTAATCGTGGACGGTCTAACCAGTTGGAGCCGTTCAACACCGGAACGCTATCTATCTTGGCTGATGATCGTGCTTCGGGTAGGTCGTTTGATCCGTTGAATACTGCGTCACCTTGGTATCAGGGTGATTTGGGTATTGCGCCTCGTCGTGCGATTGAGGTTTATGGTGGTTCGGCTGGGACAGCTGCGATGTTCAAAGGTTACGTGTATGACTTGAACATTGAATATGATGAGCCGAACTTGTCAACGGCACAGATTATGGCTGTTGATGCGTTGGCACAGTTAGCGCAAACGAACCTTGTCGGATTCAACCCTTCTGAGCAACTTACGTCTGAGCGGGTTGATGCGATTTTGTCGAGGAGTGAGGTGGCTTGGTCGACTGCGTTGCGTGAGATTAATACTGGGTTGGCAACGGTTGGGACTGTTGCTTATGAGGATAATGCGAATGTGTTGGATGCTTTGCAGGCTTTGCAGGTTTCGGAGAATGGCCGTTTTTATGCGTCTCGTGATGGGATGTTGGTGTTTGATTCTCGTATTCAGACTTCGTTTGGGACGGCTGTGGCGGTGTTGGGTGGGACTGGGGTGACTGATATTCCGATTCGTTCGTTGAATAATTTGTATGGGGCTGAGACGGTGTTGAATCGTATTTCGGTTCAGGTGTTGGGTTCGAATGTGTTGAGTGTGGCGAATGGTACGGCTTCACAGGCTGAGTATGGGATTAAGAACTTTGCTTTGAATAATTTGCCGTTGGTTGATGATGCTGCTGGTTCGGCTTTGGCTGTTGCTTTGTTGGATAGGTATCAAACACCGGAGGTGGTGTTTAATGAGACGAGTGTGTTGTTGAATGGGTTGTCTTCTTCGCAGCAGGAGTTGATGGCTTCGTTGGAGATTGGTGATATTTTGACGGTGGAGAAACGGTTTGCTGTTGGTTCTCCTTCGGTGATTCGCCAGGATGTGGTGGTTGAGTCGATTCGTCATCAGATTGCACCGTCACGGCATGAGGTGGTGTTGGGCTTGGGTCAGGTTGATTTGGTTTATGCGTTCCTACTTGACGATATTTTGTATGGGGTCATGGACTCTACGAATGCGTTGACCTGAGTGTTACACTAGGAGATATTATGGGCGCAAACGCAGTAACAACAACATTTGATTTCACCACCGGGCAGGTTCTTACTGCAGCGCAGATGGATAATGTGAATTGTGGTGTACCAGTTTTTGCTACTACAGCGACTCGTGACGCTGCTTTTGGTGGCACAGGTGAGAAGGTGCTTGCCGAAGGTCAAACTTGCTACATTGAAGCGGCACCAAACAGGTTGCAGATTTATGATGGCGCAACTTGGCGACCTGTAGATGTTGAATGGACTTCCTACACACCAACCGTTACGGCAGGTACAGGTACTTTTACTACAGTTTCTTCATCAGGCAAATATGTTGTTATTGGAAAAACAGTCGTAATACAATTTGAAATAACTATCACGACAAACGGCACAGCAGGACAAGATGTACGGTTCACCACACCGTTTGCTGCCACAGCAATTGTCGGCGGTGCCAGCGTTGGTAGCGCCCGAGATGTAAGTGTTACTGGAAACATGATAAATGTGTTTGCTGTTAGTTCAACTGTTCTTGCTTGTGTTGGTGTTTCCAATGCGTACCCAGGCGCTAACGGTGTGCAAATTGGCGGTTACGCTATGTCAGAGGTTTCATGATGTACGGACTAATAGAAACAGACGACGAAAATATCCTTTGGGCAAGAATCCGCTATCACCGTGACCAACTCTTGCTTGCTTGCGATTGGACACAAGTAGCAGACAGCACAGCCGACAAGACAGCATGGGCAACATACCGTCAAGCATTACGCGATTTACCAACACAAAACAAAGACCCAAAGAAGATTGTATTTCCTGCACAGCCAGAATAATCTGATGTGCGTTCACGCTGGCTGATTCTTTTACCTGCGCTACTCGGATTCTTAATCACATCATCATCAGCTGAGGCTGACGGGTTTGGGTTGTGGGAGTTCTCTAAATCGTGTTTGGCTGAGCAGGGTGGCAAGGTTGAGTTGGTTGAGGGTGGGTTTAGGTTGACGGGTGCTGATGGTGGTACGTGTGCTGGTCAGGCTCATTGGGTGAAACTTGAGGCCGTTATCCCTGAGGGTACGTCTGAGGTGGGGTTTGAGTGGGCTTATCAAACATCTGATGGGGCTTGGTATGACCCGCCACAAATCATCTTGAACGGTGTTGTTACACAGTTGACTGATCAGAGCAGCGCAACTGGTTCAGGGCTGATAACGGTTGAGGTGGGAGATGTGTTTGCGTTCCGGCAGTATTCGACTGATTCGTGTTGTCAACCAGGTCTGCTGACGGTAACTAATCTGACATTAGGCTTGGGTGAATGGGTATCTACAACCTCATCCACAACAGCGACGACGACCTCTACTTCTACTGTCCCGTCAACGACTGTCCCTGTCACCAACCCGACTACTACGACAGTTCAAGAAACAACTTCTACGACTTCGAGTCTTCCTCAAACATCCGTCCCATCAACCACAACGGAACCACCACAAACGTCAACAACAATCCAAGAAACAGTTTCATCGGTTACCTCAACTAGTACAACAACATCTACAACGGTTGTTCAGACTACAACCCCTTCTTCTTCCAGTACCACGACCCCTTCAAGTCTGCCCACAACAACAAGCCAAGCCCCAACAACAACAACGAGCAGCTTGCCACCAGCAACGACCACAACAACATCAACATCAACATCTACTACCTCCCTTCCTCAAACCATAACAGGAACAACCACCACCACAACGGTTTATGTTCCACCCCCAACCACCACAACGGTTTACATCCCACCGGTGACCACTACGACTGAGCCGATAGTCGAACCATCAACGACCACCACCACAACGGAACCAGAACCAGCCCCCACCACAACGGCGAAGCCTCAGTTAGAAACAACCACGTCAACGACAACAAATCCACCAACAACGACAACAACCCTG